CTTAATTATAGAGTTACCGTAAATTGGCCCTGGGATGGAAATTATAGATCCAGCACCAGTTGATGGTATGAAGTCATTTACGTTCCTTATTCATATCATACTTAACATACCAATATTATCACAGCCAATAACTGCGCTCATATTGCCAAAACCATTTGCAATTAATTCATAAGTTGCAATACCACCTCCTAAACTAGTATAAGTGTTTTCAATACGAGGTGCTCTTGATTTGTATTATTCAGGACAAAGAAAAGATGCAATAAATGCACAGCTAACAGTTTCCATGCTGAATTCATTTATTGGTCTTTAGACTTAATTATTATTAGGAGGTTTTGAAGTACCATCTGATTTAAAGATTTTTTTATAAGTTTTTTAAAGTCAGGCTACTATATCAGGTCCATGATCTACAATTAAGGGTATTGCATTTTCAATTAAACTAGGCAAGTCATCTAAATTTGCTGCCACAAGATCTCTTAATTATTCCATTTAAGACTAAGTAAAAAAATTTGGTTATAATTTAGCCATGGTTTTTTCACCTAATTGTTCCATTAAATATTTATAAGATGAATTATGTTTTGCAATTAATGCTATAGTATCAATTGTTTTTGGATAATTTTCCATAACATTGGGGTAAGTAGGTTCTCCTTTTATGGTTTAAGCTACATACTCTTTGCCATCTCTTAATACTTTAGCGAAAGCTCCCTTGGTTAATGCTTAATTAACTGAGGTGTTTATTAGATTTTTAAAATCTCTGCCAGAATTGAAGGTGTTTCCATAAATTTTTGCTAAATCTATTTCATTTAGTCTTTTAGGTCCACGTCTTCGTCTCCTATTTTTATTTTTGTTTTTGTTATTTGCATTTTTATTTGGTTAGGACATTGAAAGAAAGTTTTTATAAGTTTTTTGTTTTTAGGTTAAAAAGTTGAGCTATAACAATTCAATTAGAAGTTTGTTTATATCTCTTAACTTAATTAAGAGTTATAAGAACGACCAACATATTTGGTTGCATTTTAAATAGATAAGTGAAAATTGTGATCATAAAAACTTCTATTTGTTATATCACAGATTGTAGAAAATTATTAATTTACTAATTCATTCCATTCAGTTTTGCCTAATTTATCTTAGAGTCCATGATTTTAAGCTCTGAATTGTTTTAGTTTTTAATTTTGAAAGATTTTTTCATCAATTCCTAATTTTCTTCTTTCTGTGATTAAAGTATTCAGTATTGGGTGGTTTTCCCAATTTTATTTGCTAGCTAATGATACTATAGTATTAGTTCTATGTTCTAAGACAGAAATTCTCTCTAATTCTACTACAGAAGCGTAGTAAGGTAATCTATTAATTTTATATTCAAAATATAAAGGGAAAGAGTCTCC